ACTGACTGGAATCCAACCATTTTCTTTCTCGTCCTGTTCCAGATCATCCTTAAGCTGTTCTATCATATCCATAACATCGCTTGCCAAAACCATCTGGCGGTCATCCACAAATTTCTTCATGAAATCATGATAATCCGATAATCTGTCTTTGATATGACTCATGCTTCCACCTCTACAAAATGCTTTTCTAACGTTTCTTTCGATATTTCAATCCATCTGTTAACGTTCGCTCCGTCAAGATGAATTTCTCCATCGATAATATTTTCATTTCCTACTTCGTAAACTTCGCCTACCTTAATTTCCATGTATCCGTCAACGTAAAATCCATCACCATCGTATGTATCTAATGTGAACGCCTTCACGCATTTATACTTCATGCTTCTACCTCCACTTCTGTATCTATGTAAAGCCTTTCAACTTTGCGTGTTTTGATATTTGTGCAAGAAACATATCCATCTGTATTTTCGATTACATGTCCAGCTCTATACATTTCACATTTATATCGGAAAACATCTCCATGTTTCAAAAAGCCAATATTGGTCTTGTTCATACTTCTACCTCCGAATCTTCTGGCATCTGGAAATCAATATGTCCGTTTATGCAGGCTTCCTGAATCATATCCAGTACTTTCATGGCTTTTGCTTTGGCGGAATAATGACCCAATGAAATATATTCATCTTCTCCTGGATTCATCTGACTCCAACAAATGATTTCTTTGCCATTGATATTGTTGATGTTTATAACAATATTCTCAAACTTTACCAGAGACATCTTATTCTGACTTCTGATTAATATTTTGTGTCCTCCTCATCGAATTCGCTCTTTAACATTCCAGCCTTAATCAGTTCATAGATAATGTCAAGGCTTGTTCTTTTGTCTCTATACCTACAATTTGGGGTTTTATGGATTCTCGGATCATCGTCTTTCCAGTTGTTTATACCAAATACTTTATCGCTTACAAAAAGCATTTTGATTCCCCTGGAAACACAAAGATAATAACATCCATGTTTCCCGTAATCTCCGGCACATTTCTTGAAACCGAATCTTTTAAATTCTTTTGCCGGTACTATTGGAATTAACATTTTTCGTCCTCCTCATTTCTATAATTCATTACAATTGTAATTACCTGCACCAGAACTTTCTGAATCTGATCGTAAATGTAATGATCATCAGTTCCGAAATGAGAGTTCAGCCTTGCATCTTCTTTGCCTTTCTTGTAGCAATCTTCCATAAATTCAAAACTGTATATATCATCTTCCTTAATAATTTCACCATTATTTCTCCATTCGGCAATCATTGCTTCTTCAACCAGTGAATTTACAACCTTATCTGAATCCTCATTACCGTTCAGGCGTTCTACGCAACGGTCAATGAATCCCAACTTGTCAACGTACATATATGCTTTTGCTGTTCCAGATGTATACTCTCTGAACGCCTGCTCGATCTGTTCTTTGAAGTCCTCTGGCAAATTAGAAATATCTACTTCCAGTCCTCTTGGAAGATTTATTGTGTATTTTCTCATTTCGTGTCCTCCTGTTTCTTAAAATCCATCTTCAAGTCATAAATAAACTGGCAAAGTTCCTCTGCAATCTCGTCTGCATTCTCTACATTTGCAAGATGTCTGACGTACTGTTTACCGCACACGACGCAAGTTAATTTTCTGATTGTTTCCCAAACCTGCCATGCGATAATGGTAGAATCAAAAGCATCCGTCATCAGAGAATCTCTTCCGTTTCCGTTGTCGTCTCTGAACCACTTTTCTCTCGGCGCTTTTAATGTGGTTGCAACATCTTCTCTGGTAAGGCAACCTTTGTATTTTTCGTCAATGCGCTTTTCCAGTTCGTCCAGAAGTTCCTTCTTTTCCTGTTCTGTCATTTCACATCCTCATTTTCCCATGTAAGCAACTGGCACGCTATTGTGCAGTTGGTACATGATTTTAATACTCAATAAAATCAGATAATTCCATCTGACCATCTAAATTGTCATCATTCATCCACCACCTAAATACATCCTCTCCAGTCTCCCATTGAGTTTCTAATCCTTTTTCTTTTCGAACATCTAGCATTCTCTCAAACGCCCTAATATAAGACTGCTTGTATTTTGGAAAATCTGCAAATTCTTTATATCTCTTACTTCCAGCTATTGGACAGCCAATACAACCAACTCTGTCATATCCACATTTGTACAGCTCACAAGTTTCTATATGTTCTGAATTAACAAACTCCCATATATCAGAATTTTTCCAGTCAATGATTGGATTGACAACCATTTTCTTTTGTTGCATACAATGTTCGGTCATTCGGCGTTTTGCATCGTTATCATTCATAAGCATAACCGTCGAAAAGAATTCTTTTGTTTTAATACTACTTCCTAATTTTTCAAATTCTGATCGCGATTGTCGCTTTTGGCTTTCTGCCCAGCGAACGCCTGTGGCAATATACCTATTAGGACATCCAGTTTCTTTTAATACCGCACAACAATATCTTGAAATTATCGTTGGTGGCATCAATTTTAATGGAATCAGTTTCCACATCGTGATATGTTCACCTTTATACTTCGGCATTTCTATTTCACATTTAATCCCTTTTTCTTCCAGACTTTTAAATACCTTTCGTATGTGCCGCACAGTTTGCGGTGCATCTGCTGTAGTGTGGCTATTATGCGCTTCAAATGGTATGCCACTCCTGCGAAAGAGTTCTAGCATCACGTCAGAATCTTTTCCACCGGAATATGTGCACACAAGTGGCTTTCCATAATGTTTCAACGAAAGATCAGATGCAAGTCGAATTCTCTCAATTGCTTTTTGTTCTAAATCCATCCTATACTCCCATCTTCTTAACCAGATTCTTATTCAATCCCTCTTAACATCAAGCTTAACTTGCTGTAGCAAGGGCAAATTCTTGTGTGATCGTAAATATCTTCCAGTAAAACGCAAAATGGAAACATCTGTTTTACTTCATAGATATGTTCTATTCCGTCCTCACCACGTTCTGCGTATTTGATTCTTTTTCCAACATGCAAATCAAATGCATTGGATATATATGCTTTAAGCCCATATATGTTCACTTTGCTCATTTTTGTGCACCAATCCTTCCTTAAAAGCTACTATTGCAGCTTCCTTACTGTGATGTATTTTTGTTATGGTTTTACATTTTGTGCATTCACACCAATATAAATCTCCTCCATAATGCCGGTTATAATCTACGAAAACATGAAAACGATTCCCACATTTAGGGCAAATCCTACTTTTGCCATTTTCAACATTAATTCCCATTCTTTCATTAAACATCGAACATTTCCTCATCTTCATCATCAGAATCGAATCCTGACGTTTCTTCGTAATCAACTGATTTATTTCTCGACATGTTCTTGCCTCGCTCGATTAGTTCCGCTCTCTGCTCTTCTGTTAATTCTCTTGGCGCTCGTAGTTTCACGTACTTAACTGGGACATGAGCAAATATGGAGCCATCTTTGTTTGTGACCAGAATCTTCACATCTTCTGGATGCTGTTCTGCAAGCTTCAGGACTCTTCCTTTCATCTTACTGCCGTTATGTGCTGACACTTCTGCGTACTCACCACCACGAATCCACGCGATGCTACATTCATTGCAATTCTCTGTCATTATTATTCCTCACTTTCTCCAAAACCAAATTCCTTGTTGATATCAAAAGAATCAAATTCGATATTAATATCCATCAGATCATGGCATTCTTGGTATGCCTGCTCTATGCCAACTCTTTCCACGTATTCTTTCGCAGGATTTATATTATCTAAGAATCTCTGATTAGATTTTGTGAATCCCCATGTCATTTTAATTGCGTATAAACTAATCAGAATATTTGCCACTGCAATATAATCTTCCGCTTTCCAAAGTTTTTCCTGAGATTCTTTAATCAGTTCCTCACGTATTTCATCTTCCCGTTGTTTTAAGTACAGTTTTAGTGCTTCAACTCTTGCACCTGTTACCTTTGAAATTTGTTCCAGGCTGAAATTGCTGAAATTGTACGGTGCATTTAAGCGTGCTTTCTCAGACGCTTTCTGCTGTCTTCTTCTCTCTGCCCTGTTCATGCCCTCACCAATCATTTCAGCTGGCTTGTAATTAAGGCAAATTCTTTCAAGAGTTTTCTGTCTAATGGTGTATTTCCGGTCACGGTATTATCGCCATCATAGACAACTGCGTATTTTTCATTAATCAATCTTGCAGATGAAACCGCATTCAAAACTTCTTGTCTGGAGCATTTCAGCATTTGTGAAATATCATCAGCGGTCATATCGCCAATCCATTGTTCATTCTCGAAAACACTGTATATTCTCATACTTTTGCCACCTTTTGATATTCATATCCAACAAGGTGAAACGCTCGCGGAGTATTCGGATGCGCAGTAGCAATCAAGCCATCAAGTTCGAGCTGCCTCATATGTCGTTGCACAGTTGCTTTTGATATGCCAAGGCTTTCGGAAATTTCTTTAAATGACGGTGCGTATCCATATTTTGTAAAATATCTGATAAGAAACAGATAAATTTCTTTTCTGTTCTCTTGTCCCTCGAGATACTTTCTTTCGGTGTTATATTTACTTACCATAGTTACCTCATTTCTTTTAACCTCTGAGTTCAGATCGCGCTCATATGCCAAGGAAGTTCATGAATCAGTCCAAACCCAGAGGGCGTGCGCATATTTAGTTGTAATTATTTGGGATTTTGTCTGCCAGAACCGGCAGCTTTATCATTTGTAAGATTCTTCATCAAGAAGATTATTGAATTTCTCAAGTGCCTTTATAGACACCTTGTTGTTTGATTTCTCTGGTTTGATTGATACATCTAAGTGAGTATCAATGATATGTTTTAATTCTCTTGCAAGGGTTGTTTTTCCTTGCTTGATTCCATCTCTATAGCCTTTAGCTGGTTTGAATTCATTAATCTTTTCTTTCCCCTCGCCTTGGCTTCCAGATGTCTTGTTGTATCTGCATTGATAACCTTTCTTTGTATATTCCAGAATCCAGAACTGCTCCATTTTATCAAGCTGTTCTACCGGATAATGAATGAAATTAATTTTCCATCCAAAAGGATTATCTTCACTGTAGAATCCTCTTTTCTTTATGGACAAGTCAATGTGCTGATATCCAGTGAGATGTGAACACATCCTCTGAATTATATGTACTGCTTGCCCGATATAAAAGAATGGGATTCCGTTTTCATCTACTCTGGTTAAGAAATAAATACCGCTTTTGTTATCTAAATCCGGATTAACTTTTAAAAGCCTTTTCTTGTTACTCACTTCGATAGCCTTGGCCTGACAAAATTTTTTATAATCCACTAGGCATCACTCCTTAATTAAACGGAAGTTCGTCATCCATAATTGACGGCATATCCATGAATCCACTTGTGTCCTGTTCTGGACTTGGAACTGGTGGCTGCGACTGTTCTTCTGGCTGGTTCTTCTTGCTTTCTGCAAACTCATGTGTTTCCACAAGGCAATCATTTGTGTAGACTTTCTTTCCGTCCTTGTCAGTGTAATTTCCAGTCTGCCATGAGCCGACAATCGCAATTTTCATGCCTTTATGCAAGTACTTTTCGGTAAACTCACCATTTTTTCCAAGCGCAACACAATTTATGAAGTCTGATGTGCGTTCATTGTTTTTGCGATACTGTCTCTCAACTGCAAGTGTGTATCTGGCAATTGTTGTGTTGTTCGTTCCCATTCGGACATCTGGATCTTTAATCAACCGTCCGATCAAAATTACTTTATTCATGTTTTTTCTCCTTATACGGTTCAGGCAACGGCATCCACGCAATTACTTCTAACTTTTCGAAACCGTCTGTAAAATATTCACCATTCCACATTGCTCTGAAAGGTATTGTTCCTTTTTTGACAGTAATCAAATATATGTCTCCTTTAAATATATGATTAGGTTTTGGTTCTGGCGGGAGTTTCATATCTACCGGAATCCAGTTTTCACTCAAGTTGTAAGAAGCAATCAGTTCTTCAACTTTTTCTAGTGCATCATTCCAACCTTTATTGTACTTGCAATTCAAATATGGCTCTGCTATTTCCCCGTACTGTGTCTGTTTTTTAAGCTTATCAATCACTTTCAAAAAGATTTTCATTCTCATCCTCCTCATAATCATTACAATAAAGCGAACCATAGTCCCATGCCAGTATGCAACCTCTACGGTATTTGCATTTGTCGCAATCAGTCATTTCCATGATTTTCTCCTTTCAAAACGGGCATAAATTCAAGTCAACTTCCAGTCCAGCCCGCCCAATCTGAACCAGAACATTGTCTCCTGCGACTTCCTGTATTTCTTTCTGTATTTTACAGGCATCAGATGCCTGACCACTTAAATGTACCAGTGTTACCGTCCGAAGCGATTCTGTGCGATTTTGCTTAATGAATTGCTTGCAAGTTGACAAAGAGCAATGTCCTTTTAATCTATGACTGTAGTTAGCTTCTGTTTTGTCCACCAATTCTTCACAGTAGTTGCATTCAATTACCAGATGATGTATGTTCATTTTCTGGAAATTATATTTACTGTACTCAAAATCAGTAATATACAGAAGCTTCCCCATTTCATTGTGCTCCACCAGATATCCGTAGTTCGAGCAAGGTACAAGCTGATTTGCTTCCTTATCGTATGTTGTATGCGGCAATTCAAATGGAATCACGTTAAACGAACCAACTCTAAATGGATGCCTTTCTGGAACACCTTTCATTAATTCGCCTGTTCGGATGTTCATGTTCTCAACTGTCTCGTCATTGGTGTAAATCTGAATGCCTGCATTCATTATTTCCTTGAATGACTTTGTATGGTCACCCGTGTTCATGGGAGAGAAGTACGCCAGAAACATTGCTTATCTGGTAGTCAATCCCTCTGAGGATTTTCTTGTAGTTGCACCCGCAGTCAAGAAGAACAATCTCGTCTGCACTTGACTGCAAAGCGTAACAATTTCCTTTGGTACTACCTGTTGAAATTACTCGCATGAACAAATGACATCACCTCGCTTTCTGTACATTGCATTTATGCTTCTAAGATATTTTCAACTTCATCTATGGTTTTCTCTAAATCGGAATAGGCATATGGTATGTCCTTCCCTCTATTTAGACTCTCTAACTCCGCATAACTTACTTTGCACATGCTGTCTCGTATTAATTTGAGTTCCCTCAACGTAAGTTCAATGGTTATTATCTGTTCCCAGTCCTTTTTACTGTCTACTCTCTTCATACTTCATCATCCTCCGGGAATCTAAACACAATGTTTGTCGGTTCGAATTTCATATCTGGACTGTTAACCATGGTTTTGATAATTCCAAAACCTCTTGCAGCCATTTTTATGCATTCCTCGTAATCGTCATCGCTCATTTCAACGTTTTGCGCAAAAAGCATTCCTGCATACACTTTATGCAACGCTTTCATAGCTTTTTGGGCTTTTTCATTTGTCGAATAACGAGCTATAATTGTTCCTTTTTCACCTACCATTGGCACATATGCTTTTATGATATTTCCAGTTCTGCTTAATGCTACGATTTCATAAGGGACATCAAATTCCCCATTCTGACTTACTAATCTCATTTCATTCTCCTTTCAATTTCTAAATCCATACTATGACATAGTTTGGTGCAATTTCCATGAAGCATATGATTCTTGCATGCTCCGTATTTTTCATGAAATTTTTCTATCGACATCTTCCCGTCATTCATTGCCCGTACCCATATTCGGATTTTTCTCTGTGTTTTTCTTTTCTTATCGCCACGCAATTTTCTGATATATTTTCCTTTATCAGTCACGTAATGATGAAAGCCCAGATAACACAACCCCATGCGAAACGGTACAATTTGTGATTTAGGGTTTAGCTCCAATCCAAGTCTTTCAATCATCATTCGGATTGCTTCAAGAATTTCTCTGGCATCTTCTTTCGTTTTACAAATCACATAAAAATCATCGTTGTATCGTCCGTAATATGGATTTCCAAATTCAATCGTTATCATCTGATCCAGTGAATGTAAAAGCAACAATGCGTACTTTTGATTTACCTGATTTCCTAATGGAAGCCCGGGATTACCTGTACTGTCAATAAACAAATGGTTCAACCAGACTGTAAAATCATCATCAAAGTAATAATCCAAAACATCTTTCATGATTTCATGGTCTATGCAATAAAAGTATTTGTGAATATCACATTTTACAATCCAACTATTCATTCCATTTCTTTTATAGAAATCCAACATTTGATTTCTTAACCCGTCCATTGCCATGTGTTGTCCTTTTCCTTGCTGTCCGGCAGTGTTCCATTTAATCAGGATATTTTCAAGTTTCGGTGTCAGAATGTAATCAGAAAAGCATCTCTGCACTACTTTGTCCTTAAATGCACATGATTCTATCGTGCGCTCTTTTGGCTCATGAATTTGAAATTTATTATACGGATTTATGGTATACGTTTGGCTTTCCAATTGTTCCTTCAAGAGATGAATGCCTTCAAGAGACAAATTAGAAAATCTTGCAGTACCTGAATTAAATTTCTTACCGCTCTTAACCTTCTTGTAAGAACGATATAAATTTTCAAAATTTGTAACAATTTCTTTTTCCATTTATTTTGTTCCTTTGTATTTATCCGTTGCGGAAAGGTTATGCATTTGCTTGTATCTTTACTGATTTCAGCTTTACGCTTACTCTGTCTGCCTGTGATACAGGTTGGGCGAACACCATTTTCGTTGTTGTAATTGTTGTTGTTGATATTGCCCGAAGGGGAAACAATAGTATTCGCAGTGCATAACCTGTGAAAATTATCTTTTCCTGTCTTTTGTTCTCCATGAAATAGTCATATACTTTATATCTTTTACCATTTGCGACCATGCTTCCATTCCACCGGAATTGATAATTCCTAATTCATATGAAAGTTCTATAAAGTACATCAACTCATCACAATGAGTAATGGCTTTTGTTTGAAGTTCTAATCGTTCTCCTTTATAATCTTTCAGATCAGTTCGGTTGGCTTCAAATAGTGACTCATAAATTTCCAATGCTTTATTTTGCATTTTATCTACAAGTGAAAACCTATATTTTTTCGGGTATCGTCTGGCATTGCTCGTAACTATTAATGTATGCTTTGCAAGCTGCTTGGCCTTTGTTATTACCTTTAAATCTTCATTTGCCATCAATCATCATTCCCCGATTCAAAGATTGAAGAAGAAAAGATACAAACTGGGCGAACACCATATTCGTTGCTGAAATTGCAGTTGAAGATAAGGCCCGAAGGGGAAACAACGGCAAGTGTTGTACTGTAATCATTTGCTGGTGTACTCCATGGAGTAATCAACCACCACCATTTACCCATATTTGGAAGGAATTTTCTGTATTTTCGGTATTCGTCCATCGTCAAAATCGAAATCTTATCTTTACAATGTCCATATTCTGTCTGACCGTCCAAAGAAAGCAAATCTCGATCAAACTCAATAACTGCATCTTCTCCAAACTCGTCAGTAATTTTTTTAAGAAAACGAGTATTTAACTCATTTCTCAGTTTACTCAAAATCCAGTTATTTGAAGCTAAATCAAATGTTCTTTCTTTTCCATCAAATCCATTCAAAATGGCAAAATATCCTTTTTCTGTCTTATCCAGAATCAGCCATTCCATACCAGCAAGTTCAATAGCTTTTCCGATTTCCGGCTTTCCGATGTGCTTTTTCTTGAATTCTGCGAACTCTTTACTTAATCTGGATAATTCATCCTCAAAATATTTCAGATTTTTCTTCATAATCATTCCTCCACCTTAGATACAAAGATATTAGATTTTAAGATACAAACTGGGCGAACACCATCCTCGTTGAAGCAACCGCTGCTGCCGATAATGCCCGAAGGGGAAACAATAGTAATATTTTTTTTCCATCCACGTTCTTCCGTTGACCATGGCGATAATATCCAATACCAGTCGTTCAGATCATTGTTCGGTGTAATATCTGTGTATTCTCGTGCTTCATCAAATGTAATTGGACGGATTTTACAATCAACAGTCCCCAATTTCTGTCCATCCGCAGTGATAATATCTGCTGTGTGTGTTTCGACATTTTCTGCCCCGAATTCTTCTTCGAAGTCTTTCAGAATTTCAGTGTCACACAGTTTCTTTACGTTTGATGTTTTGTAATCTGAGGTATCACCAAACTCTACATTTTCTTTCACCAGATCAAGCGAAATAATTTTTGTTGTATCTCCATACTGTTCCAGAACCTTGTATTTACGCTTTCCAGTGGTCTGAAATACTTCTCCACGTTTCAGTGTTGACAATGCAACATTTCCGGTTTTTTCCTGCTTTTCCAGAAGTTCAACCAGTTCCTTTGCTTTCTGCAAAATTTCTTTATTGTTCATTCCTATTACCTCCGAAAAATACTTCTCTCATATCTACTGATGCATACTTCTTATGCATAAGCTTCTTATTTTTTCTTGCTCCGTTCGGATTATTACAAACAAAATCTCTGCATATCTCAGGTCTCACTTGATATATAAGAAATTTTTCTTTTTCTTTGGAATCATCCAGGAACGGGCAAGTAAGGTCAAAAGCTACAACCGAAGGATAATTATGTTTCTGCTCAGTGATATGATGCTTCTTTACGTAACGTTTGATTTCTTTAATTTCTTTACTGGATATTGGCAAGTAGTTGCTACAACATTGTCCGCAACCACTGCATTTACCGTCCTTTGTGAAGTCAAATACTCCACATTTCATATCTTTCATAACTTCTTCTAACGTCCCGATCATGCTATCACCTCGTAAGTTGAACAAGAATGTTCATAACAAGTGATACTGCCGAGGCTATGAACAATGGTCGGGTCTTATCCTTTGCGACCGCATAAATTATTGCGCCTAACAATGGTAAGAATGAGATATAAAGCAATGACTCAAACACTGAATGAATTATTGACATATCTTATTCCTCCTGTTTCATAAAATCTGGAATCTCTGGTTCTTTACCTGCTGCCGGAACTGGTTCCTTCTCAGCTGGCTGTACGGCTTCTGCAACTGTTGGCTGTTTTGGCTGTTCTTCGATTGCCATTGGTTCTGGAATGAATTCCTCTTTATTGGCATTCTGTTCGATCTCTTCCTGTACTTCCCTGTATGTAGCGTCCATCGTGTTATATTCATATGCCTGTACCGGATTATCCCATTTCTTAGGAATAGACTTCATAATGTTGTTACGCATTTTACGAACAATCATAGATTCTCTCGACTGCGTTTCGTAATAAGACGGTGAAATATATGGTCTTAATTCCTCACAATCAATAATTGCTTCCAGTTCCCCAATATCAGCAACCTTTTTCATGATTTCTTTTTTCTTTGCTTCAATCTGAGTTTTCTGTGCATCTGTAGCTTTGTATCTGTCTGCACAAATACCGAATGTTTCATTCTGAAGATTGTTCTTAATATGTGCTGCAAGATTCTTCAGTACGTCTGCTCTTTCGCATGAAAGGTATTCAACGTGACCATCTTTGTACTGAATTGGATATACCACGCGAACAACTTTTCCAATTCCAGATTCTTCCCATTCCGGCGGTGTGATTTCTACACCTCTGTGTCTTGGTGGGATATACTTGTCACCCTCTCTTACTTTCCAATATGGAAATACTTTAACCACATTGACACCATATCTACTTACAAGAGCATCGTTTCCGTCGCCCTCAATCGCAAATTCGATTTTCTTCTCCCACTGAGGTTTCTGCCCTTTTGCCGCTATGTTTACGTTTCTGATCTGGAAATAACATTCTCTCGGCTGTGCATTTGCGTTCAGCTTTAATGCTGCGACTTTACTCAGGATAAATTTAAGATTAGAACCGTTGATTGCTTCAAAACTCACACCGCTTTCATGTACCATCTGGAAAATAGATCCCATTGCTGCTACTACACAATCTTTTGAATATGAATCAAATTCCATTCCTCTTGAAGTCAAATCTCTTTCCATTAAATCGACATACCGATTTGTGTAGTAGGAAAGCTGTGTGTTAAAATTTGCTACCTGTGTGTTTTCTGCCATTTTAATTCTCCTTTTCTTTTATTAATTAACTCATTTTTTGTTTGCATTTCTGTTCAGTTCTGCACTTCGCCAAAGCAAATCATAACCGAGCTACGCTCTGCCTATCCATCGCTAATCTTCTCTACTCAGGGCAATTCTTTGCCATAACTATGTCGTTCTACTCAGTGCCTTTGCTATACTTTGTTACTCCATTCCATGTGTTACCTATACGTATCTTTGCCCTGCCCTACTTCGCCAATGCGTTACATTTCTTTACAACACATTGCTCTGCTGCGCTTTTCCGCTACCTCACTATGCGAAACCTCTCTTTACTTTGCCAAAACGTATCAACTCTTTTCAATTCCATAAATTTGCCCTTCTGCACCTCTCAGCACCACTCCGTTGCATTACCTTGCTACGCATCGCCTTGCCGAAGCAAATCATTACCCAGCAATTCTGTACCTTTGCTTTACCTATCATAACTACAATCAGCCATGCCGTAGCTTATTCTGTGATTTCAGTCCATTTGAAACGGCCTTTGCCTGAGTTTCGCCACTGACCAATGCCGTTAAACTCTCCATAATCAAGCCAGTCAATTACATACTTTATAAGTGAATCATCAAGTACTTTGATTGTGAATTCTACTGTTGACCCTGCTGGTACAGTTTCACTGTCTGCCAAAGAGATTCTTTCGCCCTGTGCTGTCTGTGCTCTTAGTGGTCTCTGACAGTCAGAAAGTGATGTACCTTCCGGAAGAATAAATGGAATTTTCCGCTCATTAACAAATACCAGCAAGTCAATTTTCTTCTTGTAAGCTGCAAGTTTCTTTGTTCCACCCATATAAGAACCGGCCTGTGCAGCTGATTTGAAGAAACCTCTAATCTGGTAATCCCATAAGAACGGATTGCCATTTTCGTCTTTCGGGAATACTGTTCGACCTTTTTCAATAACTTCTTCAACTCCTAAAGCTTCAACTTCCTGTTCTCTGGAAGGTGCATCTGGTGCTTTAGATGCTATAAATTTTTCGTGAATATCTTTTTCTGCATTTGCAGTCCCCAGAACTTCCTCTAAAAATGTTAATCTGACTTTTAATTCTTTCATCTCGTATTCCTCCGATTTTTATATTTTGCTTAATGCTTTGCTTGTCAAGGCCATGCTCCTCCGCTGCAGTTCAATGCCTGTCTATTCCGTGGCATTTCATATCTGTTCTATGCATATCCCTTGCTTCGCTTCTCATTGCTTCGCTTTGCCGTTGCAAAGCTAACTATGCTAATCTTATTGCGTTTTAATCGCAATAACTTCTATTACAGAACGGGCAACTCGTAATCAACTGCCCTGCTGCACTTTCTACTGAGATGCCCTGTGTGTCATATCCGGTACGTGTCCGTCCTTTCTCGGAATAGATATTCTGGTGGCAAGACCAACAGATACCATTGCCCGGTGCAAAACGTGGCAATATCTTTGTTTTACAATACCAATCCTGTGCTTTTATTGCTTCTGGGATGTTGTATGTAGTTGTTGCCATATCAAATCCCCTCCACTTTTAATTCATTGTCAGAAACTTTAAGGAGAATCATCTGCCTGCCTGTATCTGGTATTCTGTCAGCATTCACACTTTCAACATCATCAACCCAAATTGGAAGATTCAGTCCGTTCAGCTCCTGCAATCCAGTCACGAGGTCAATATTGCATAGAATCTGATCAGAGTGATTCAATCCATCAAAATATCCGATTCCGTCACAAATCATCTTGCAAACTTCCACCGGCTCACCGTCCTGCGTATAGTCCAAAAACTGAAACTGAAAATGCTTGAAAAGTGGATTGATAGCTTCTGCCAGTGCCTGATTTTTTTTGATGGAAAATTCTTTCAACATGTCAAGTTTCTGCTGAATATCGGAATCTTCCTGACCTAACTCTTTCTGTTCTGTGTTCAGCTGTTCAAGTGTTTCTGTCTGTTTTTGAACTGCCTGTTTTGCCATCTCAATTTTTATTTCGATTCCTGTAAGTTCCTTTTCAGCAGACATTCTTTCTGCCTGAACTGCTGCATTTTCCTCAGAATTATTAGTCAGTCCGTCAAGCTGTTCCTGTTTCTTCTGGATTTCTGCTACAACTGCCTGATACTCTTCGTTTCCAGACATATCTGGCTCTGACGGAAGCTTCTCTAATTCATGATTTTTCTGTGCAATCTCAGATGCTAGAGTAGAAATATTTTTCTTTGTCTGCTCAATCTGCGATTCGATGTCTTTGCGCTTTTCCTCAACTTCTTTTCTTCTGGCTACTTCGGAATTGCCTTCTTCTGTAATGTCTTTAAGTTTCTGCTGTTTGTCTGCTTTAAACTGCTCTTTTTTCGCAAACTCTGCATGGATTCTTTCCTGTTTCTTCTGTTCAAATTCAGTTTTAAGACGTTCAACCTGTTCCTCCGGAAGTGCCTGTCCGCAGGTCGGGCAAATAGCTGATTCAGGATCAAATTTTTCATTCTGTATGGCATTTAAAGCTGTTTCATCAAATGTGGACGCATACGTCTGTTTATATTTCTCCTGCAAAACCGTAATTCTCTGCTGAATTCGTTCTGGTTTCTCAGCGGTCGCAAGGAAATTTCCCAGAATTCGGAGATTTTCTTCTTCATGTTTCTGCTTGAATCGCCTGTCATTTAATAAGGAAACGATTTTTCTCTTTTCTTCCTGTAATGCTTCTGCTGCATTTGAAATGATCGCATCTCTGGATTTCTTGAGACCTGTAATCTCGTAGCAGAGCTCGTCATATGTTTTATTGGTTTCATTTAGCAGCTTTTCTTTTTCAAGAAGACCATTCAGTTTATCCAGCACGGCATTCTTCTTTTCTTCAAGAATGGTAAAATCTGGTGTTCCCTGTTTCTTTACGGTATCAATTTCAACCTTTTTGGCATCAATTTTCTTCTGGAAGTCTTTTTTGTCTCTATTGAGTTTTTTCACAACTTCCTCGACAGAATGATTCTTGATGATTTCCGAAACTTCTGGATTGTCCTGTAATACTTTATCCGCATTGAACCCTGCCATCTTTTCAAGCATTACTCTGGCACTTGCTGTTGATTTTCGAAGTTCATTAAGGAATACTCTGGCATTACTACACATCATAATGGTTTCTGAGTCTGATATTCCTTTTAAAAATTCCTTATACTTCGTCTGGTTGTAATCAAACCCATCAACCTGATATTTTGTGGTACTGGAAGATTTACCTTTCTTCGTTTCCTTACGGATCACGGTTTCCTCTCCATCAATCAGAAGTGTGAGTTCTCTTGATACGACACCCTCAACTTCTTCTCCGTCTTCTTTTCTTCTGACATTATTCGGAGATGTACCGTCTGCAAGCTTTCCGGTCAGTGTATCAAAATATGCGTCCATCAACGTTGTTTTACCCTGACGGTTCCTACCGGACACCATCGTTCGTGGTGCAAACTGATACTCCGCAGACTCAAACTTCTTGTAGTTTTCAATGTTAAGCTGTTTCAATTCTACTGTTTTCATACTGTTTTATCCTCCACCCAATAAGCCGACACTTCATAGGCTGTTTTCTTCTCGACCTGATTTCCGACTTTTTTGTTGTACTCTCTGCTCTGGATTCTTCCCTGTAAAATAATATGTGTGCCGGTTCCGCAGGTTCCCATGTATCTTGCATTTCTGCCCCAGCAGATGCATGGTATGTAATCAGATATGCCGTATGATCTATTTACCGCCAGAAGTACATCTGCAATCTCTCTTCCATTAGGTGTTGTTCTGTATACTGGTTTCTTGCAAGTAAAACCATCCAGAAGAATCTGATTAACTGGAAGTGCGTCTTTGTCCATGAATTTTGCTTCTCTTGCGAACACAAAAAGAAGCAATCTGCTGTGATTTTCTTCGTGCTTATTGAACGATCTGAACTGCCCTTGAATTTCCATCATTTCTCCTGTATAGTTCTGTTTCACATCAATGAGTCTCTCAGAAACTACAACCGGAAGAACATCTTTCGTTCCGCTAAATCGCTCTACGCTAAGTTCGAATCGGTAAAATTTTTCACCATATACTTCATGGCTAAATTCAAATTCTGTTTTAATTTCTCCAACCAGTGTTACCTGATTGTTTTCCAAAAGCTTATTCAACTCCGTTTACCCACCTTTCTAGCTGCATAAAATAGGAAGGGATACCATTGAAGATACCATTGCACTTATGCAGAGCAGCTCAAGTACATCCATTTCCGTCATCCACCAGAGCAATAATGTAATCGTGGAAAATGTTCCAACCTGTGCCATCACTCCGATAAAATACATTCTTTTTCTCATATCCCTCACTTCTTTCTTTTAGTTGCTACTGTTGCAAGTAAAGCTACTGACAGCGCTACAACTGCGACTTCCAGACGTTTTGTTTTTGTTGCCTGATCTGCGATGATTTCGCTTGCAAGGCTCTGGTTTTTAGTTGCGTTTTCGGTGTGTTTTGTGATTTTAGACATAAAAAATGCCCTCCTGGTATAAATTTTCTTTTCAAATACAGGAAGGTATGTTATACTTTACCTGTATTTAACTTACCTAAATTAAGTTAGATACGTGCTCCGGTAGGTGTTGCGTCACCTCCGGGGCGTTTCACTATTCTTTCTTATCGGAATCCCCCTCGAAATATTTAATCCCCATGATCGCAGCTACATACTTTTTATCAATGAATGTGCTATCATTAGCATTTAAAACCGCTTCCAAAGCTGTAAGCCTGCCGGCTAGTAAAGCAAATTCCTCTTCAAGGGTTTCTGGCTCATAAGTATTTTTATTCATCTTTTGTCCCTCCCCAGATTGACGACAATGCTAATCACATAAGTTTTCCAAGTACTTCCGCTCGCATATTGGAAAGTTCCTTGTCAAGCTTATCTTCCGTCCAGAACCCAACGTCTACAGCCTTTCTGATAAGTTTATCTCCTGTTTCCTTTGGAATATCTTCTTCCTCAAAAGTCTCTCTCAACGATTTAATAATCATTGACAAATCAGTCATTAAAACTGTTGTACTTCCCTTTACCTCAACTGCTCCATCTTTACTTTTAATCATTCTCTTTTCCTCCTTCAAAAATCTTTCTCCCCAATATTAATTCCGCAAACGTTCTAAGCGTTTCTGTCCTTAATCTGTCAAGTTCTTCTTGTATTTTTTCGTCTGTCCACAACCCCATCTGAGCTGATTCAGAAACAAGTTCATCGGCTTTTTCCTTGGAATATCCTTCTTTCACAAGGAAAACTCTTAGTCCCCTGCATATCGCGGTTAATTCAGAAAGCAACTTATTTGCATCTTCTTCTAATTCAACTTTCCCGCCTTCACATTTGATCATTCTATTTTTCCTCCATTTCTCTTTTCAGTGTTTCGTACAGTTCCTTGTGAATCGGAGAATCTTCTGGAATCTCGCGAATTATTTCAATAATTTTGTCTTTTTTCTCCTGTAATGTCATATTCATAAACTCATTTATTTCTTCTTTTTTCATACTGACTTCCTTTCTGTGGTATAATCTCCCTCGAAGGGAGGTGTGTATTATGGATAAAGAACAAATAGTTCATGATTTAGCAATTACTTATGCAAAGTCTAAATTAAATGAATACGTTCTTGACAGAAGAGAAGCTCCATTGGCTGGAAATACTTCTATGTCAAATGACGAAATTCAATATTTAAAACGTGCATATGATTTTGCTATTCAGAATCTTTCGGATTAAACGCTCGTTTCCCGTATAAAGCGTTTTGAATTCCATCTGTAACGCATTCGGCAATTGTCTTCCCGTCAATATTTGCCGTGTGCGTTACTTTTTTTGTTCTCGTAGGGGCAACTTCTTTCCGAATAGCTTTAAGCTCTTCTAAAATCTGTTTGAGTAATGCATTTGTTTCTTCCGTCATATTGCTTCCTTTCTGTTGAGTTTGGCTTCTTATCTCTTTATAATGTAAGTACAGGCACCGCCATGCCGAGTAAATGAAAGGAGATAAAAGTTTGCTATTATTACCACATATAGATGGTTTTCATCAGTCCGGTGAAAAAGTTTCTGAAACCTCAGTGTTTGTATGTAATAACTGTGGTTCTAAGAGAACTGTAAAGTCCGGTAAAACCATCCCTAAGTGTTCGAAATGTAACGATTATACCTATTGGTTCAAAATCGTAACGCTTTGATCACTTTCGATTTCATTGAACATTGTTTCCGGGTGGTATTCATCTTTCAAATCGCTGTTTGCATAATCGATGGATTTCACTTGGAAACAAATGTTTGCACCGTTTTCTGTATTGAATACTTTCAAGTACTGTTTCCCATTTTTTGAAAAGCAAATTACTCTTGTTTTATCTGGGATTCTTACAATCTGCGGTGCGAATATTTTTTTAAAAATTTGCTTTAATGCTTTCATTTTTCACCTCCTAGTTATTTTGAAAACATTTTTTTAAACAAGCCTATCGAAAATATGGATTCCGATAACAATTCCAACGCAAATGCTCACTATATCAATTACCGAATATCTTTTCTTGAAAAATAATTCATATATGAAGTTTTTAATTTTGATTCGCCTCCTACATTGTCATCTGGGCATTTTCCTGCTCAATCATTGGAACAATGCCTTTTTCTTTGAGCATGTTGTAAAGAAAAATTCTACCCTTCTGTTTCCATTTGGTGTTCATCTTCACATCACGTCTTCCATCTGATCTGACGATATCTACAGTTTCTGAATGTGTGTACCCATTCTTTGAATACTTGTCATACAGCAACCACTGACCGCTCTGCTTGTACTGGATTCCCAAATCATGCAGGATGTCATTCATCTTCTTGCCGGACATTCCGTAATCTTTAGCAATCTGGGTGATTGTTACCAGTCCTGGATTCTTTAAGATTTCATCGTAGTAATCGGCTTTCGGTTTAAGTTCTCCGATTATCTGATTCTTGACGCTAATCTGCTGTCTCTGTTCTTCGATAAGCTGGTCTCTTTCTGCAATTTTCTTTTGCGCTACAAGAATTGCTTTTGCCATCAACTCATCATCAGAGAGTGTTTCCTGTCCGACAATGTAACCACCGTTCGTTCGGATAGATGGAACAACTTCATCAAATACCCATGATTCAAATTTCTCTGCTGACGGAAGTTTACTCCGAGTAGTGAGGCGGTATATATCTCCTTCTGGAATGACTTTTAATTCCTGCTCTCCTCCGTCAGTAAGGCATCGGTGCTTTACCGACCCCTTGCAATGTGCCGTAACTGCATCTGCCGGTCTTTTGTATCCCAGCGCTCTTGCCACATCATTTGCTACGAAATATAGCTTTCCGTTAATTTCTACTGTCCGTATTTGGCCGAAATCTTTTGAGTTAAAAATCTGTAAACAGTCCATTTATTTCCTTTCCATGCCTCCGCCTTTTTTCTGGGGATTGCTCTCAACAGTATCAGCAACTCCATTCATATATCCCAAAATATAATGTTTCTTATCTTCTGGAAGTTTATTGATTCTTGTTGTTACATCTCTAATGAGCTGTCGCTTTTCCTCTGACATTTGTTCACCTCCTATAGTTAATTACGTTGTAAATGTATATTATCACGTTTGTAACGCATTGTCAACGTATTTTTAAATATTTTTACGTTGACAACGTAATTATAAAATGTTATACTTTTATCATAAAATAATGAAAGGAGGTTTATAAAATGGATGAGCGATTGAAAGAGTTGCGTAAGTATTTAGGACTTTCAAGAGAAGATTTCGCTAAAAAACTCGGATTAAAAAGTCGCGGAAAAATCGAAAACATAGAGCTTGGAAGAACAAATCCCGACGAAGATTTTTTGAAGCTGATTTGTAATACTTACAATGTTTCCTATGACTGGCTCGTGAACGGAACTGGAAGCATGTTCCGAGACGACGATAGCGATGCGCAGGCTATCGTAGATTCAGTTATGACCGGCGACAACGACTTTGCAAAGAAAATCCTTGTGAAGTTTGCCAAGCTCAGTGATGAACATTGGAAGCAACTCGAAGAAATCCTTAACGAACTGGAAAATAATTAAAAAAAGAAAGACCGGGGAATAAAAAATCTCTGGTCTTTCTTTATATTCTCCTATATTATTTCTGTCGCCAATGGTATAATATATTCATATTCAAATACTAAGGAGGAATTACAAATGAAGAAGAAACTATTAGTGACAATCTGTTCTTTTACTATTTTAGGGGTTTCCATTCCAGTTTATGCCGGGGGTGTTACTGGTGTTGAAGTAAAGAAAGATGATTCTGAAAAATATGGCACAATCAGTGATTTCGATTATGATATCGAAGGAAGCACTGTGAAATTACATGGATATGATGGAAAATGCAAGGTTTTAGAAATTCTTCCGACATACAATATTGACGGAACAGACTATGCAACAGATTTATCGGATTTTCAGGTTGGAATCGGAAATTCGTATGTTGAATCCATCATTTTCCAAGAAGGAATAACTGAGATATATGACGCTATTTTTAATTCCTGTGATGTTCAAAAAGTATTTTTCCCAAAAAGCATGGAGAATGTAACCGACAAAGCATTGTCTTATTTAAGTCCTAAAGAAAATGGCGATCTTATTCAGATTTACTACGCTGGAACACAGGACGATTGGGGAAATATTTTTACGGAATATAAAAGAACAAAAGTTGAAGATTCTGAATTTGGAGAGGAAATGGGCGAATCAATTGCCGATAAGCTGAATGAAATGATGGGTTCTAAGTATGATAGTTCCGAATTTGAATATTATTTCTCTGCTTCTCCAGATGATTTAAAAACAGAATAATTAGAATGCCGCACCTATTTTCATGGGTGCGGCAATTTTTAGTTACTTTTCTTTCAAGTATAAATACTCTAACAATTTATATACTCTTTTAAAAGTATTTTCTGTTTTAACTTTATCCAGCAATTCAATAATTTTTTCTTTGTAATCCATAGTAGCCCTCCCAATCGAAACTTTACTACAGTATATGTCTGGACAGTAGAAAATATGCATTCGAACATTTATTTTTATCATATTTTCCGCAGATCCAATGAAACAGGACACATGGATTAATATTCGCCCTTGCAAACTGCCAGAGATAGACTGGAATATTTATGATCGCATAGAAATTATTTGTGTAGTCAAAGATAAAATCTGATTTGTGCGGTGAAATGTAGAATTTGAGCGTAGATTTAGACGCCGGTTTCAAAACCGCACTCATAGTAAGCGTTGAATGCTTGTGCATAGTTTGGGTTGAGTATATACCAAAATCCTTATTGGCATAGTCTTTCACGCACATTGGCAAGTGAATTATGTAGTTGGCAAAGAGAATTACTCCTGCTGCGATCAGCAATTTCTTAATCTTCCTCATAATATATACCTCTTTAGTCTATAATTTATGTATTTAGTTATACCACTTTTTGTGCAAATTAATCGGGAAAAACGATAAAACTGCATTTTTAATGGATAAAAATATGAAAAACATTTCGGTTTTGACTATGCTATTATTGAATCTTGCGGTATAATATATGCAAATTTTACTAAGGAGGAAATATTTTTATGAGAAAGAAAGTAAAGTTTCTAGCTAGTATTGGGCTGTCAAGCATTTTGCTTGCATCCATGCCATCCAATGTTTTTGCGGAAGATTTTGTACTATACGAAGAGAACGGCATTCATGTTGAAACAAAAGGATTAACCGATTCCCCGTCCACAGGCACTATAGGACTGTATATCGAAAACAATTCTAATTTAAATTTAGGCATAGCTCCTTATGCTTATGCCATAAACGGTATTATGGCAGGCGGCGATCAGTATGGCATAAACTCCTCTGATGTAGCACCCGGAAAGAAAGCGAATTCTACTTTGGAGCTGATAGATACATGGGAAAATAAAGATTTCTTCAAAGACTACCAGATGGACGAAGTAGATAGCTTTGACGTTCTCTTGTGGGCTTACGACAATACAAAGAGCTTCAAGGCTTTTGACAGCGGTCAGATTCACGCTGACGTAACTGGAACTACTGTGGTTTCTTCTCCTGTATTTGACAGTGCACAGAACTTGTATAACCAGAACGGCATTAGTGTCGATTTCATTTCCTCAGAGGGTAACAGCTTCACATTTTGTATCACAAACACTACTGGACAGTATTTCGCATACGATGTAACTTCTGAGACTTATAACGATTTTACAATGTCAGATAGTTATGAAATATTCAATCAGTATTTATTAGATGGTTGCAAAACTCTTGTGACCCTAACTCCTACAGATGATTTTCTTACAGCAAACGGAATTTCCGATGTGTCAAACGTAGATTTCGCATTAACGATTCGTCCATTAGCAGAATATGATAACGAATATACTACAGACTTAATTTCATATCAAAAATAATTCATTGTAAAGCAAAGAGCCGAGGATTTTACTCCCCGGCTCGTTTTATGGTAAAACCTGCATTCACGATCACATCTCCTCCCCAGAGTAATCTGGCAGGCTGTACCAACGTATTAAGATGTCGATTTTTTTCGAACTTCTGCTGAACTATTTACACATTTCCGTTTCAGTGCTACTATATTACCATAATTAATTGATTAGATGAGGATAATCTGATGAAAGTTGAAGCGTAGGCGATAAACGGAAGGTGATTACTATGAAAATTGCTATTTGTGACGATTGTGAACTACAGGTTGAGTATTTTAAGCATCGGATTGAACCGTTTTTGAAGCAAAACGGTGACCGGAATTATACGATAGACGGTTATTTCAGTGGGGAACCCTTGATAGATGATGTTAAGGACGGAAAATGGTTTGATATGATTGTCTTGGATGTAATACTTAAAAACGAAAATGGCGTGGATATTGCCAAAGAACTCCGAGAGTGTGGATATAAGGGCAAAATTGCTTTCTGGACAGCTCACAAGGATTTTGTTTTTGATGCGTTGGATGTTGAATTTACGCATTATATCATCAAGGGAAATGAACACGGAAGAATGTTTTCTATGATTGACAATACCTTGAGTGATATGAAACACAAGATGCTCACAATCAGACACAGAGATTGCATTATAAGGATTCCATTGAACAAAATCGAGTACCTCGAAGCACGGGATAAGCAAGTTTTTGTTCATTGCACGAACGGGATTATGCACAGTATGTATGCAACTTTAAAGTCGGTTGAGCCTTACCTTGATAAACGGTTTTTGCGTTGCCATAAGTCATTTGTTGTAAACATGGATTATGTGCAAAAGCTGGATTCTGATTTTACGATGTTTTCTGGTGATAAAGTACTGATTCGTAAGAACGGATATGCGGATATTAAAAATCAATATTGGGAATATATTATTAAATAAAATAAAAGAGATGATCTGTCAAGGAATAGAAACAGATCATCTCTTTTTTGAGTTCATATCCAAACTCTGGGGAGGAGTTGAATTATGGTATATTTATTATATCACATTTATCACACTTTGCAAATATATTTCGTGGAAACAAATCCGAAATACTTTCCGGCAATGCGGATATAGTACCAAGATGCTCCATCTTTGGCTTTAATGGTATCGCATACATCAACTAAATTGCCTTTTGCAAGTGTAGGATAGCTTTTAAGCTGTGCATACTCTGTTCCTGCCCATGTGCGGACATTAAGTGTATTTGCAGTCACCTTTCCCACCCACTTCGGAGTTTTAGACAGAATAGTTGGCGTTGAAAGCATACTTGCTTTTGCGCCAGTGGTAACAGCGATAGCCACGTGGTGGTTATCATTCAGGAGGATATCTCCTGCCTTTAGATAGTCACCGGATGTCAGATACTTTCTATCCGTCAGTACTTTCGCACCGGCAATCTTCATTGCAGCTCTCATGTTCCGTGTCGTCAGATAGATGCTGACCGCTTTGAGCCTTGCATTATTTAAGCGATACCCAGCCCCTTTGACAATAGCTGCTGTACTTGCGCTGCAATCAGATTCACAAGCTACCGTGATCTGCGCCGGATCGTAGTTACTTGCCTTTAAGTGCCGCCAGAACGAATACCGGTCATTGCTGTTTCCGGAAGTACCCTGATCGTATCCGATGAGATTGTTCTGTGCCGCTTTTGTCGCCATGTCTGCGATCATGGTTGCGATTTTAGCGTCATTGAATCTTAGAACACAGAGCCACGGTCTGCTGTACCAGTTCATGATCTGATATTCCGTACCAGTCTGATCTCCTGCTTTTCCACCTGCATATCTTCCGCGTTCATCATGTCCGCAGTTACTGATTTTTACCATTTTGGTTTCTCCTTTCTGGTTAGAATCTCTGTAGTCTTTGTAGAACACATCCATATCAACATTTCCGCTGATTCCTGGAACTTTTCCTTTACTGGAATACTGCCAGCCTACACCGACATTCGGACGCAATCTTTCCTGCACAGAACCATTGTCGCTTGCCGGATAACGAGCAATCCAACAATCATACTGCTTCAAAGCATCTGACAGAACGTTATTATACCAGTCCAGATTACAGTAGATACCGGCCTTATAACCAGCTTTCTTGATTCTGGTCAGAAACGCTACTGCAATATTCTCGATAGCCTGTTTTCCGAGACTTCTTTGCTGTGCCCATTCCAGATCGTAGAATACTGGAAAGTCAAGTCCACGTCCACCAAGAACAGAAATTACGTTCTCAGCTTCCTCGATAGCTTGTGCCGATGTTAAAGCATAGCTGTACTTATATCCACCAATAAGAATTCCATTGGATTTACAGCCCTTGTAGTTGTGTTCGAATGATGCATCTGTGCCGGATTTCTGATGAATTCTCAAAATTGCAAACTTAATTCCAGAATTCGATACTTTTGCCCAATCCGGTTTCCCTTGCCACGATGATACGTCAATTCCTTTAATTTCCATATGTTCTCCTTTCACACCACGTATCTGTGGTGACTGTATTTCAATGATTCTTGCGATACCTTCGCATAAATCATAGTCGTGTCTAATTTTTCATGTCCTAACATCTTTTGCAATTCCGTAACATCCATACCACGCTCAAGAGACATTGTGGCTGTGGTATGCCGGATAAGATGAGGATACAGCTGTCTTACAAGATTTGCTCTCTCGCTTATCTGGTTCACAATCTGCTCGATCTGAGCCTTTTTTATTCCTCATCCCATCTAAAGTTCTATTACTTACCTTATTCTGCTGCCGTCGGCATGCCATGAACAGTCTTAAATCATCTGTAGTAATTTTGTTCAGATCCTTGCCGAGAAATTGTATTAACTGCAGGTTCTGTTCCCAGTATCTTTTCAGTGTAGACTCTGCTTTGCCCTCGATTCTTTTGGTAGCAATATACCTG